TAGTTGCCCAACAGTTTCTCATTGAGTCCTATGATAGAACCATCTTTGAACAGGTACTTGGCCCATGCTTTCTCTTCTTCAACACAGTCCTTGAACATCTGTATAACCGTCTTCTCTGTTCCTTTCATGGCCTTTGTCATCTCTGCGTCATCACCTTTTTGCCATGCTTTGATCACGTGTGTGGATAGGTTGAGGTGTGTTGCTTCGTCCCTTGCTATCAATGAGAGGATCTTTGCTGAACCTTCCATCAGTTTGAGTTCACCAAATGCGAATGTACAGGCGAATGATATGTAGAATCTAAGACCTTCTAACAAGTTCACTGTGTTCATTGCTAGGTACAACTGTCTCTTGAGTTCAAGCATGTCCACTTTCTTACCAACTGCATGATCCAACGCCATCTTACCAAACTTGTCGTATTCGTATGTGACACTCTTTGCTCTCTTCAGAATCTCTTTGTCATCCAGGATAGTGTCAAACACCTCACTAGGATCACTATAAACATTCTTCATGATGTGCGTGTATGATCTTGAGTGTATTGTTTCAAAGAAGTCCCACGTAACTATGCAACCTTCCAGTTCTGGATTAGAAACATATGGCAAGAACATAAGGCTTGGCCCTCTGCCCTGCACTGAATCCAACAGTGTCTGATATTTCAAGTTTGATGTGAATATGTGTTTCTGTTCAGGTCTGAAGTTCATGAAGTCTGCTCTGTCCTTCTGTAGACTTACCTCTTCTGGTCTCCAGAAGTAACCGATCATTGTCTGGTTCAACTTGTCGAACTGTGGGTGCTTGAAGTTGTCGTATCTCTGTACGCCACCGTCCTCGCCAAAGAACATAGGCTGTTTAGTGAAGTCAACTTTCTCCTGGTTAAAAACTGTTTTTGTCGTCATAATTCTTCGATTTTAGATTGTACAGGCGTCGCACTCACCGTCGTCTGCGGTTGTACTTATCTGTTCAATTGGATTTTCAGGTTCTAGGATAACATCCTCGCCATCGTCTTCCAATTGTGCGGCAATGCCCGCTGGTTGTACGTCCTCTTCCTCCCCTTTGAAATCGTATGTGTTCTGATAGTAACTTGTCTTCCAACCATACTTGTATGCTGTAAGCATATCATTAGCCATTGCTGAAAGAGGCACTTCGTTGTTCTCGTGTTGTAATGGATTGTAACTCCAGTTGCCTGATATGGCTTGATCAAAATACTTCTGCATCATTGCCACTACATTGATATAACCTGTGTTGTTAGGCATGTCCCATAGTAGTGTGTAATCATTTTTCAGTTTAGGGAACCCTGGTGCTATCTGTTTCAGAGGCCCTTTCTTACTTTTCTTAATTGCCATTAACGCTCTCGGTGGCTCAATACCGTTTGTCTCGTTTGAAACTACTGAACTACTCTCACTAGGCATCTGTGCTGACAGTGTGCTGTGTCTAAGTCCATACTTGGCAATGTCTTTTCTCAGACTCTCCCACGCCATTCTCTGTTTGTGTGGTACGATCTCATCTACTTCTTTCTTGTAGTGATCGATTGGTAGCAGGCCGTCTGCGTATTTTGTTCTTTCAAATCCTTCACACTTGCCTTTCTCCATTGCTATGTTGCAACTTGCTCTCAGGAGATTGTATTGGAATGCCTCTGTGAGTCTGTCAACTAGATCCCATGCCTTTGGATCTGAATACTTGACACCGTTCTTGGCCAGGTAGTGTGCAAGTCCAATGTAACCTATTCCTAGGCTCCTTCTTTTCTTTGTTGAAACTTCCGCGGCCTTAACTGGATAATCTTGATAGTCTATAATTTGTTCTAATGCCCTAACACTAAGGTCACAGATATTTTCCAGTTCACTTAAATCATTTATTCCGCCCACGTTTACTGCTGAAAGGATACAGAGTGCGATCTCTCCCTGCTCGTCGTGTATGTCCTGTATGGGTGTTGTTGGAAGTGTGATCTCTTGACACAGGTTACTCATTGAAACTTTGTCCTTGAAACTGCTGTGCGAGTTACAGTGGTCAAGGTTCATTATGTAGATCCTGCCTGTCTCTGCTCTTTCTTTTAATAAGTCAAAGAACAAGTCCTGTGCTGGTACTGTTTTCTTTGGAATAGTTTTATCTGCTTCATACTTCAAATACAAATCGTCAAAATCTTCTGTACCGAACGCATCATACAAACCTGGAGCCTGGTGTGGGGAGATAAGAGTTATGTCTTCTTCGTTCATGAATCTCTCATAGAACATTTTACTAATTTGTATTGAGTAGTCCATACGTCTTACTCTGTTGTCTTCTGTACCTTTGTTGTTTTTCAGCACAAGGATGTCTTCGATCTCTGGGTGCCATATTGGGAAGTGTACAGTTGCGTTTCCACCACGCACACCATTCTGTGTGCAACATCTCACAGTTGATTCAAACTTTTTAAGGAACGGAATGACTCCTGTGTGTTGGACCTCGCCTCCTCTAATCTTGCTGTTGATACCTCTGATACGTCCTGCGTTTATTCCTATGCCTGCTCTTCTGGCAACATAAAGTCCAATCGCCATATCACTTGAGAAGATACTAGGGAGAGTGTCATCACTATCTACTAGAACGCAAGAAGCAAATTGTCTGATAGGTGTTCTCACTCCTGCCATCACTGGCGTAGGAATATTAATTTTGTGTAGTGAGATGGCATCGTAATACTTTTTTACATAACTCATTCTTGACTTTGTTGGATACTCCGCGAAAAGCGTTGCCGCGATCATCATGTACATGTCTTGTGGAGTCTCGTACAGTTGTCCTGTGCTTCTGTCTTGCACAAGATACTTGTCACAGATCTGTCTAAGTCCTGCGTAGGTGAATTTTAAATCTCTTTCTCTCTTGATCCATGTGTTAAACTTTTTAATTTCTGTCTTTGAGTACTTGTCTAATATGCCTTTGTCATACACACCTAGTCTAATGTTCCTTAGAATTAATTTTAATAGTGGAATGTATTCGTATTGTCCGTGTGCTTCCTTCCTCACATCATAAGACAGGAGCCTTGCCGCGGCGTATTGGTAGTTGGGTGCTTCGAGACTTATCAAGTCATTGGCCGAACGCACTAAAACATTCTGGATATCTTTTGTTGTCATGCCATCATAGAACTGTATGTTGGCGTTCATCTCTATCTGTGATGAACTAACTCCAGAAAGACCTTCGCAGGCCTCTTCAACGACGAAATGGATTTTGTTGATATCAAGGCTCTCCAGCCTACCATCTCTTTTTTGAACTTTGATCGTACTAGAGTTGGTGTTGGGCATTAAGTTTTTTGTAATTTTTGTTTTTGATTTTGTTTTTGTTGTATCCATATTTATCTAAATCCGTGTGTTTAACTTTTTTTTACTTTTTTGGTGACCCTTCGTACGAATAAAATCACAACGTCGTTATGTAATTTTATAATGTACTAATATTACGACAAAAAAAGTTTTTTGTCTACATGATAATTGATTTTATGCTAGGATTGTTGTCTGGTAATCGATTGTTGCCGCTGTACCTGTGCTGGTAGTTATGAATTTAAAGGCAACAGTTTCGTTTCCTGCTGTGGAATCTTTGTTGTCAAGCACCGCTGAAAGTGTTACACCAACATCTGCACCGCTTTCTGTGAATGTGTCATCGAAACCTACTGCTGTTGTAGAGGCACTTATTATAAACTCACCTGTTCTATCAAGAGTTCCTCTTGTAATTTTATACTTTATTGATATTCCTTTACTTGTGAGTGCTGGATATTCGTTTATCGTAGTGGCCGACGATGTGTTGTCAGGTAAAGTCTGTGATTTGATCAACTTGGATGAGACACCTATTCCTTGCACCTCCGGTGCGGCATTCAAGTTTGAACTGCCATCCGATTGTCTTAGGTCTGTTCTTTCAAAGAAGTCTTGTGATGATGTACATTCATCGTTGTCAAACTGTATGACTGGAACTTCATTGAATGTGCCTGTACCTTCAAAATTGTTTGCAACGGTCTTTGCAAAGAAGTTGGCGTGTGAAACTATGTGTCTTGGTCCAGCGCCGTCTGTGGCTCCTGTTGCTGGTGCAACCAATATGGCCTGTTGTCCTATGGTGCTCCAACTTGAACTTGTGAATTGCATGTCCCTTGGTCCGTCGTTCAGTCCTGCTGTGCTACCGTCCATCTCTGCACCAATAAGTGCTCCATAATATGCTGTGGAGAAATCACAGGCATGGAACCTAACATTGGTTGCGTTGTAACTGACGTCTACCAATCTGGCAAACTTTGTGAACTGACATTGGTTGAATGTGACACCCGAAGTTGAATATGTTGCGTTGGAATGATTCACTGTGACACCTTTTGATGTGGCCGCATCACTGCCACCTGATGCATATGAACCTTGCAACTTGACATTGTTAAAGAATGCATGTGTTACTCTGTCTAGAGACACGCCGCCATAAGCAACTGTATTCCTGAGTGTCATGCTGGATATTTGTATCTGTGTCGGAGTAGTTGCACTAGAGTTACCGATGTTGGCACCAACGTTGCCGTCGTCGTCCATGGTCACCATCACAGCGTTGTTACCTGAATTTCTAATAATAGTCTTGTCTGGGCCTTCACCTACCAAATGAGCGTATGGTGGTATCTTTAGAGCGGCGTTAATTCTGTAAGTGCCCGCTGGAAAGAAAAGCACTCTTCTTGCTCTTGTGTCATTCTTGTCTGTGTCTTTGTAAATTTCATCTATCGCATTCTGTATCGCCGTCACGTCTGCTGTGCTGTCATCACCCTTCGCACCAAAGTCTTTGACAGAAACATAGTCGTCTAGTCTTTGCTGAATTGTTCTTTGCTGTGCTGTACCAACTGGTGTGCTATCACCTAGGTATCCTTTGTAGGTATGGCTCAATGCTGTCGTGAATGCTGAACTGCCTGATGTCACTATCTCCGTGTTGCCCACCGCTGGAGCGCCATCCGCCACTGTTCCGTTTCCAATGAACAATCTCTGCTCGTCAACTACCCAGCCTATTTCCCCCGCGGCCAGTTGAGGTAGATTTGTTCGTTTTCCACGTCTGTGCTGTATTCTTGATATCTGTACTATCGGCATATACTGTTATTTATTACAGTATCATCTTGTAGTATTGTTCCAGTTTGGCGTACCACTGTCCCACCCAGTGATCGTAGTTGTCAATGTCAAAAGTTTGGTACTCATTGGCCTGTGTACATATGAAAATACGACCGGTCTTGATCTGCGTGTCGTACATCTTGTTGTGTGCCTCTGCGTATGCGACCAATTGTAGATAGTAATCTTCCACCCATTCCTTCTTCTTGAGTCTACGTGCCTGTTTGAAGTCCATTATGGCAGGAGCATCTTTGTACACACCTACTAGGTCGGTTGTGCCTGCATACAGTTCTTCGTAGTACAGTGAGACCTCTGACCCCCACACCTCGCTGACATTGTTCAGCCCGTTGTCTATGATAACGTTGGCCATCTTGTGTGCCTTCTGCTGAATTAGATTGGAACCCGGAGTCCTGTCCTCGCCCTTGACGTGCTTCTCAAGGCTACGATGCATGACCGTTCCTATGTTTGCACTCTCAGTTGTGATCTGTTGTGCCTTCTCTACACCAATCCTCTTACGCCAAGCGTGTAAATGGGTCATGTCCTTTGTGGCACTCAACACCGTAGTCACTGACGGTACTTGCCTGCCGTCTGGTGTTTCGTAATGCCGTTTGTGATTCTTGGTTACTCTCGATAATTCACCATAGGGATATTTCTGTACATATGCGATGCCTTTGCTCTCTAAAACATCTTCGGGTATCTTCATAAACATAATTATACATTATAATGTCGTATATTACAACTAATAATCTAAACAGTATTAATGCAGAATTATCCAACTATTGTAATGCCGCCTGTCCTATGTGCAATAGGTTTGATTGGGATTTAAATCTTGTTAAAGGAAAGGTTAATAACAGTTATACCAAACTCGATGTCTTTGTTGAAAAAATAGGAGTTAAGATAGTTAAACAACTACAAAAATTGTACAGTTGTGGCACTTACGGGGATCCTGCAACCAACCCCGAATGTTTGCAAATTTTTGAATTCCTAAGGAGAAATAATCCTACTATGCAAATAACAATACATTCCAACGGTGGCACTAGATCAAAGGAGTTTTGGTCAGAACTTGCAAAATTGCGTGTTGATGTTGTGTTTGCTATCGATGGGTTGGAACACACAAATCACCTGTACAGGAGAAATGTGCAATGGGCAACATTAATGGACAATGTAAAAAGTTATATAAATGCCGGTGGACGTGCAACTTGGCAGTACTTGATATTTAAACACAACCAGGCACAGGAAAGTGATGCGAAAGAACTGTCAAAAGAATTAGGATTTGTTGATTTCGTTAGTAGTTTTAGTTATAGATGGACGGACTTTAATTCAGATGGAGAATTTAGAGATATTACAAGTATAGACCTAGGAGATTATAAATTAGAAAAACCCATACAACCAAAAAAATTATTTAAAGACACTGACATTGTTGATACAGACAAGTATGAAATAAAAAATGAAATGGTGAATAGTTTTAAAAACGGCAAAATTAATTGTGCATCATGTCATAACAACAATTATGAAATTTACATCATGGCAAATGGTTACGTAAGTCCTTGCTGTTATATTGGTGACTTAGATCAACATGAACCTAAAAACATAATTAAAGATTATGAAAAAGTAAACATTAATAAAACTAGTTTACAAGAAATTCTCGAAGGTAACTTTTTTAAGGATTTAGAAAACGGAATTGCCGGTAAACCCGGTAGTTATAGACTGCAGAGTTGCTGGATGACCTGTGGAGTAAAATAATTATCTTCTTCTGTTCATGGCAGACTTGGCCATATTCTTTACAACGTCAGTGCTACCTTGATCGTCGTAGTCCATGGCAGGATCTTTCTCTGCTTCTTGATCTGTCTTGATAATGATCTTCTCGCTGTCAAAGTCAGACACAACGTTCTTTAGGTCACCGTCCGCATCGTATATTCTTTTGAACACATCATAGTTGAATGCTGGATAACCTGTGTTGCTCATGATCTGTTTGACTGCGTCCATGCTTATGTCTGATGCTTGGTCTTTCTCGTCAGCGTCACCCTTCATGTTCAACAGGATGTTGATAAGTGCTGACTCTAGGTCTGTGTCGCTTTTGTTGAATTCGAAAAATCTCACAGGACTACTTCCCTGCTAGTTTACTGAACAATCTGTTTGATGCTTCAAACACCTCTTTGGATTCTCTTTGTTCTCTGCCTTCTGGTTCTGTTCCACCCGCTTCGGCATCAGAGGCGCCAAACTCATCTGACTCTAGGTCGTCGGTCTCTAAGTCATCTAAGTCTGCGTCTGTTGTGTCCATGTCCATCGTGTCATCGGCGCCCATTGGGTCTGATGCTACTTCTTCTCCGGTCAATATTCTTACACCGTTGTCTAGCTCTTGTCTAGTTGTCGTTAAAGTGGCTTCCGCCTGTTCAATCGCTGGTTGGATTTTTTGTAGGAATGCGTCTGATTTCTCAGCACCCATTTCGTCTCTGATTCTGTCTGCCAGTTCTAACATGCCTTCTGTCTTCATTGATGCTAGATCTTCCAAGAATGATGTGACCTTGTCCATCATGTCCTTGGCCGCTAAAATTAATTCTGATTGCTCTTCAACACCTTCTTTCACACCCATCATGGTGCCTGTACCTTTGGGCATTTGTTTCATTGCCATAAGTTTGGATGCCGCTGTTCTCTCATCTGGACTTAGTGCTTGTCCTTTTGCAAGTTTGTCTTTGATTGGTGCTGTTGCTTTGTCTAAGATTGGGTTGTCCATGTTGCCTCCGTACTCAGCAAGTTTTCTTTCTGAGATCGCTTGGTTGATGATGTCCAACATCATTTGGTTCTTCTGGTACCCGTCGTTTTTTAATTCTTGTCCGAAGTGTGTGTTCTGTGTGATCTCGTGTATCTTCGTTCTCACGTGATTCGCGTAGTCCTGCAATTCTACTTCGTTGAACGTTGTTAGATCCATGGTCATGTTGAATCTTGATTCGAATTCTTTCAGTAATGATTCAGTAGTGATTGGTTTTGTAAGGTCTAAGCTCTTCATACTGTGTTTATTTATTATCTATGCTCCGAACGTGTCACTAAAGATCTGCTGTATGTTGCCTTTGCATTCGTCCGCTAGGCGGTTTGCGACATCCAGTCTATCCCAATACACATCTTCAGTAAGTTCGTCTTTGCTTTTCTGTGCTTCCTTTATCATGCGTTTGGCACTCTGTATGTCAAATAATTGTGAGGCATGTTTGGAATCTAAATCTAATATATTGTTAGGTATATTCTTGCCATCTGCTAGATAATGTGCTACCAATATGGCGGTCTGCTTTAGATTGATATCATCATGTAACACAGTGGCTTCCATCATGTCCGCTATCACATACACATATCTAGTGCCTGTGTGTTTCTTGGGCACGATCGCTATGTTTCCTATGAGGATACCTTTGGAGAACTGCTTGGGTAGGTGTTGAAACGGCCTGCTGGCCTGCTCCTTCTGTGCCAGGTCCGCAAGTTTGCTCTTAAGACCATAGGCCTCTATCTGTTTTACCAGTTCTGATTTATTTTTCCCTGTCATTTGCAACAAACTTTATCTTTCTATTTAAAGCATATTGCATGTGGGTGTCAAGTTTCTTGCGAACGAACACCGCCTTGTCCGCTAACCTCTTGGCCCTGTCCGCATCCTCTAGAGTCAGTTGGTCGCTCCTGAATGATTCCAGTGCGTGTGTCCGTATGAATTCAACATCTGTGTCTGTGACGTAGACCTTGGCCTTGGGTGCTATCTGTATGAACATGTATTGGTAGTTTTAGCCTGGCATCTTCATCAGGATAACCACCACCGTTGATAGTAGGCCTGCGACAACCGTGCCTGCTGTTGCTATGATTGTTTTCTGACTGCTCTTGTGACTGACTTGTTGGTCTTCGTTCATCTTTTGTAGACGAATTTCGATAGCACTCAGTCTGTCGTGTAGGCCCTTGTATCTCTCTGAACACAGGTCCACGTGTGCTTCTAGGTTCTGTTTTTCTAATTCTGTTGTACTCATATATCTTTGTAAATCTCTTTTGAGGATTTGTACCTCCGTTAATAGAGCCTGTAAATGAGCCTGTTGCATCGCCTGTGTGTGTGCCTTTAATATTAGAAAGTTTGTGCCTTAATGTACTGTTATTTATCGATGGGACCGGCGTATGAAAAGTACGTGTTTATGATGCCACCTGACAGTGCTCCAATTATTTTCTGTCTCTCAGTGCCCTGCATTTCCTTTGTGACGAAAGTATGCAAGGGCAAGTGTGCTGTGTTCGTGCATTCAGTAATAATCGGCACTAGGCTGAAGTCCTCCACTAGTTTCTCTGTTGGATCGGCCACATCGCCATAAACACCTGACTGCTCTGTGAAGAACTGGAAGTGCCATGTTAAATGTTGGCCTTCGTAGTATGAGCCGAAAACATGGTTGCCCAGGCTCGGGAGTTCTACTCTCTGCGGCAGATGTTCCCAGGTGATGTTAGTCCTCATCTGTAGCAGTTGCAACATAGTTGAGAAATTGCTGTTCTGGTTCCTAGCAACGGCCAGACTGTGCTTGTCATGTATCTCATTGCCTGCTATGGTCTTGAATGGGAACTGCTGTTTTAGATTTCCGTTTTCGGTTATGTCTACCAGGGTGTGTAATCTGTACTCGTGCATATCGATATTTAAGTCATAAAAAAAGGGCGAACCTAATTAAAGATCCGCCCTTTGGTAATTTACTTACTGGTCGTCTGTATTATTATACAACCGCCGCAGTTAAGATACCGATGTCAGTTGCTGTTACTGTTGCACTTGATATAGTGGCTGTAACGCTACCTTGACCGTTCAACGCTCTGATGGCTCCCTGTAAAGTGTCTGCACTTATTAGAGTACCTAGAGAGTCTGTTCTCACTGTGTAAGTTTTTTGTTTGTTACTTTCAACCAACGGTCCTTCTGAAAGAATGTTGATGAACTGTGAGATCACTGCTCTTGTCGCCTCTAAACCTGCTAGGGCAGATCCAGATGATAAGTCCGCTGTCTCGGCGTTCATCGCATTCACGAAGTCCACAGTAAAAGAAGATGTTTCTACACCTTCTAGTTCCGTGTTAGTCACGTGGCTGAAGTTGTTTTTAGTTATTGGCATTTATGTTTCCTCCTATGCTATACTATTACGCTCCAACAGAAGTATCACCCATATCTCTGTCAGCCGCTGTTGCTGAAGAAATAGTTGCTGTTACTTTGTCAGGTGTCATTGCGTTCAAGGCTCTAACTGCCGCCTGGATCGCCGCTACTGTAGTAGTAGAACTGATTGTGTCTAGACTGTCTCTTCTTACCATGTAAGTTTGCTCAGTGTCTGAGTTTGACAGAACGCCTTTACCTAAGATGTTAACACCTTGGTTCTGGATTGCCTGCATAGACAGTTCTAATCCGCCTGTAGCCGCACTTGCTCTAGGGTTAGTTACCTCAGCAGAAACGTCTGAGATGTAGTCAACTGTGATGAAGTCTACTTCTACGCCGTCTGCCTCGTGAGCTGTGTTTGGTGAAACAAAGTTTCCCGGTCCACCTGCCGGTAATGATGTGTCGTAAGCCATTGTTTTATTCTCCTATAGTATGTTATTACGTAATAACTGCCGCAGTTAGGATACCAATTTTGGAAGCCGTTACTGTTGCACCTGTTAAGTCTGCGGTTACACCTGGGAAAGAATCGCTAGATTGATCCAGTGTTCTTATGTACGCCTGTAAAGCCGCTATTGTAGTAGTACTAGATAAACTGTCTAGGTTATCTGATCTTACCATGTATGTTTTTTGCGTGTTTGAATCCGTTAGTGGACCTTCAGCAAGGATTTGTAATCCTTGATGAGCGAACGCATGTCTTGTCATGTCTAAACCTGCTGTTGTAGATCCCGATGTTAAGTCACCTGTCTCTGCTGATACATCTACGATGAAATCAACTGTTAACAATGTAACGTCAACACCTTGAGTCTCATAGTTTTGATTCAGACTGAAGTTGTTCTTTGTTGCTGGCATTTGTTATCCTCCTTTTTTTCTGTTAACTAAATGCTTTGATTCCGCTCAGGAATCAAGTTGTAAGTATTTATAGGTAATTTTGGTAAATTATGCTGTAATATTACTTTTTCAGCCAGATTTCGTCACTTCTTGTGCGACTATGGAAACTGTAACCCCATCTTTGCAGAATATACTTTGCCTCATCCACTATTTTAGGTCTTTTTGTCTTCTTCATCTCTATGTTGATAACGGGCGAATTTTTCTGTAATGTCCATGCGGCACCTTTGAGTAGAGGAACTTCGAAGCCGTCAACATCTATTTTCACATAGTCGACTTCTTTGAAATTGAAACTGTCAAGCGTTTTACATTCTATGTCTCCGTCCTGTGGTTGTGTGTCTCCAACCTTGTCATTGAGGTGTGTTGCATTCATGCCTTGGGTTGCTGTATGTTCGTGACTACTCAGCCCATAAGGATACAACTCCACATTGGAGTCACGAATGTTCATATTGAAACATTCTCTGAAGTTAGGGTTTGGTTCGAAGCAGATGACCTTTGCAAATCTTTTGGCCAGTGGTCTTGTCCATTGTCCTATGTTACTGCCTATGTCTATTGCGTTCCGCCAACTGCTAACCACTTTGAGGCCAGATTCACGTTGTGCGAGCTGGCCGTCTCCGGCGTCTTCTAGGTAAGTTGGTTTGGTGTGCTGGCCATACAATACCCAGAAACTATTTGCTCCCGGCATCGCACTCTTTACATGCACAGTCAGGACAGTCCCTGCACTCTGTACATGATCTCTTACAGTGCTGTTCGCAACCACACAATTGGCAAATAAATTTAATCATCTTACAGTTCCTTGAATTTCCTAAGTATATCTGTATTGGGCAGTTTGGATTGTAATTGCTGTTGCAGTCTGTGTAAGGTCTGCATCTTCATTTTTGAATTCAAACCGTTGTAGTTGGCCACGTCCCGTCTTATGTTCTTTAGATTGGCATCTCTTATGTTGAGTGATCGTTCCAGGTGTGTTAGATTCTTGTAATGGTCCTCCCAACTCCGCAGGTATCTCCGCAGTGCCATCACTGGTACAGGCTGTCTCTGCCTCATGGCCTGTGCTTCATCTTTGTTCTTGAGCTTTTTGGTAATATCAGGATCACCCGACACTATGGCCAGCATGTTTGAGAGATCATTGTTGATCATCCTGACTTGATCGAAAGTTCCCTTGGCCATGGTCTGGTCCGCGTAAGATTTGGCAAATCCCGCCGTGTCCTTGTGCTGACTCATCAGTGCCAATGCTAGGAAACTGAGATATATCCTCTCTGTGACCTCTGGAAAAGTGAATCGTTGTAAGTCACTATGTCTTCTTATCACCTTGCCTTCGGATACATACTTTAAAAATGGTGTTAACATACAGTTATTTATAGAGCATATGCAACGAAATTTTATTCTAACAGACGTGATGAAAACTGGTTTTCATCTTGAACTCGAGGAGTTTATAAAGATGAACACTCTAAAGGATCAACAGTTTGCTATGACCGGGGAGTATTACAGTCTACACAACTATGACCTAGACTCATATGATCGTAGGTTTGCTATAATAGATGTAAGACCAGCAAACAGCAGGTTACAAAACAATACAGAGTTCCATAAAGAATTGAAAAGACGTTGTGAACTACTACACAGCCAGGGATTTATTTTCATAAAATCGAATCCATGGGAGTCGTTAGAAAACATCACCTACTTAAATGATTATCCAGCGATAGAGATAGAACACGTCAAGTGGACAGGTGGAGTAAGTTGGTTTTGGTATTATATGTACAATAAACACAAGGACAAGACTTTCAATTTTGACCACTCTGATAAAAAATATGATTTCTTGTACCTCAACAAGATGCAAAGGCAACACAGGACAAAACTTTATAACAAATTATCGTCCAAGGGCATACTAGGAAAAAGTTTATACACCAATTGGCCCGACAGGAAACTGCCTGAGGATTATGAACTGCCATGGGCAAAGGATTATCCACAGTATGGAATGGACCAAGAGATATACGAGAAGCCGTACAACGATACTGCTTGTAGCATCGTATCAGAGACCAATGACAATGACCACGAAGTGTTCATGACAGAGAAGATATGGAAGCCGATCATAGCTCAACATATATTTGTTGTGCATGGTAATTATCTTTACCTGCAGAAGTTGAAAGAGATGGGATTCAAGACCTTTAACAATTACTTCGAGGAAGTGTATGACCTGGATAGAGATCCAAACATAAGAATTGACACCATTGTTGATGTGTGTGATCGACTGCGTGATGCCCCATGGCAAGACATATACCTACAGAGTAAGGCCCTAAGAAAATACAACCATGATCACTTCTTCAACCCTGAGAAGTTGAGTGCAGAAATTAATAAGACTCTGAATCTATTTCTTGAATTTGCTGATACCCGTCAAGTTTCTTCTTGAGAATCCTAACCTATCAACCAACTTAACGGCATTGCCTGATCTATCAATGGCTACGAATCCTTCTGGTTCTGTCACCTCAAGTCCGCCGTCCGTCTGTTGGAATGATCCTATCGCCTGTGCTTGGTTCATCTTCTTGAGAACAAATGCTTTCATTGTCTGAACCGCTTTGTAGAATGTAAGCATGGCCTGTAGTGGTGCCTTTGCACCTGAAAGGAACTGTGGCATCTGTTTCATCTTGTCCTGTCTTAGTTGTAAGGCCTTCTGTGCTTTCAGTCCTGACATCTGTTGTTGCATTCTGTCTGCGTAGAACTTCTTGAATCCTGATAAGAACTTGGTTACGTCTGTAGGTAGTTGTCCTTGTTTGACCATTGCGTTTATATACATTTGAAACATTGGAATGAAGTCTTGGTTCTGTCCCAATACACTTGATAGGTTACGTGGAACGTTATTCAATAGTCCTTCTAACTTCTCTATCCCGTTGTAGAACTTTTGAGTTTCGTCGTCTGTGAACTTGGCACTACCAGATACATCTTTGTAAGTGGCGTTGTCAAAGAACACATCATTGCTTTTGGCAAACGAACTAACGTCTGCTCCACCTGATGCTGACATGTCTGCAAGTGTGTCGCCATTGTAGGTGGTGTGGAATATGATTCCCACCTTGGCTCTGTCTATCTGTTTCCCTAATTCACTTGCTTCTGGCACTGCATAAGTTATTGTGTTTGGTGTGAATGTAAGGTTAGGCTTGCCATCGATATTCTTTCTAATGATGTCTCCGTCTGTGTATAAAAGATCACCTTGCACCACACCCTGTATGTTTAGTTTCTTTAGATGTACCAGGCACTTCAACAACTTCTGTCCAAGTTCATCTGTACCGTGATTAGTTGCTATGTCTTTCTTTGTGTAATTGATCTTGGCCGCCTGTGCAAAAACTGATTTCGTTCCAACAAAGAATCGACCGTTGTCAGGATTTGTTCCACATACCACGGCAGGTGCACCATCCCATTTGACTGACACACTCATGGCCTCAGAGCTTGTGCCTTTAAGTGTGAGTAGAAGTCCTCTGAAATATTCTAAAACTGCCTTGCCACCTTCATAACCATCCGTAATTACGATGTCTTCTATATGCTCAAGGTGTGTCCTCTTAAACTCTGTGAGGACATCTTCTATCAACATGATTAGTCCTCTCGGTATTCGCCGTCTTTGATTTTAAGTAGGTTCTCTTTGACGTCTCTGTTCTCTTTGATACGAGCAACACCTTTGCTGAACTTGGATGCATCCATGTTCTTGATCGCTGAATTGAACTTCTTTTCTAGTTTGAATGCTGTGTCCTGATCAAAGTTTTCTCTGATGTATGTGATCAGTCTTATAGTTGATTCTAGGATGTGTGAAGCTCTGCTCTCTACTACCTCTTCCTTGTCTCTTTTCAGGGGCATTGAACTTAATTCTTCTAATAAACTTTTAGTGTGTTTCTGCATATATGGTATTTACTTCTTATTATAGCAGAATTATAGTAAAAGTCTACTGGCCTAAACATATATACTTTATAATGAATAAGCAACAACAAAGGATTCGCATGTACTCACACCATGATCATGATATTGACGTTGAGGACGAGTTCTGGCCCATAATAGGCATACTGTTAGCCATAATAGGGGCGTGGACAGGATTCATACATCTCATAGATTGGATCACGATAGACGCAATCCCATGGTGGTTGGAGCCATTCACGATCACGCCAGTGATATTCCTGATCATAATGAAGGAACATTATGACTCACTGAACCCGTTACACTGGTGGCCCATGTTCTGGGGTTACCAAACGAAATTGCCCGACGAGGACAGGATAACAATACGTCCGTTAGACACGGAGAGGATAATGCAACAGCACGGTGGCAGGTTGAACGTGTACATCATAGACTACGAACACATCAAGTTCCGTCGTAAAAAAGATGCTGTGATTTTTGGACTCAAGAACCTTTGGTGATCAATCTTTCAAGATCCTCTGCTACCCTTAAGTTTTGTTCTTTGGTGAGATGATTGAACAGGTCTTCGCTGGCAACTTTGTTGGCCATGTTTTCCGAATACATTGGCATCAAGGTGTAGTCAAGCACAGGTGAATTTTTTATCTCAACTCCATAAGTCTGGAAAGCAAACAGTTGTATCACGTTGTGTCTATTGACAATTTTAGAAATGATATTCTGATCGAACCATTCTATTCCTGCCTTGTATTTGAAAAAATTCATATTGGGGAAGTCTAGATGTTTCATATAGAGGTCACAGGCCTTCTCTAGATCATTCTCACTTTCCTCATCAAATGCCCAAGCAGGCAATAGCACGTCCGGATGATACAGCCTGTCAGGATCTGTGTAAACTATAACGATGTTGTCTGGCAGTTGATTTTCATTGTGTAGTTCCATAAAGCGATCAAACATATACCATATGCTTGTGCCACCTACTCCCCAGTGGGTGATGGTTCCAACCGCTAACCTTTTGGCCAACAAGTTACAATAACTGCCTTGGTTGATGCTGTCAGCACAGAAACTGTCTCCAAAGTAACCTATGGTTCCTGTCTTGTGTTGATCAATGACTACTTGTCTCTGAGGATGTATGTATTGCTGTCTCACTGTTTCTTGAACACCGTTCCATATTTTTTTTCGTAGAGATTGAGCTTATCGGAGAGTTCTTTCACTATCTGCTGGTAGTCCGCAATTTGCACTTCCAAGTTGCCTATCTGAGCTCTAAGAAGAACACGTTCTTGTTCTTGCCTTTGCTTCTTCTCATCGGGTGACAAACAAGAATTAAAAAACGAACCTAATGTTGCTTCTTTATTTGCCTTGTCCTGCATACGACTTGTAAGATCTCTTCTTGGACTTGTTCATAGAGCTCATCTTGATCCTGCTCTTGTTCTTGCCCTGTGAGGTCTTCTTTGGTTTGCCTTTTGTGTATCCTGAAACGTTTATTGCCATAGTGTTATAATATAGTAGACAGTTTTATTAGTCAAGTATATAATGTAAATAATATTATGATCAAATATCAATTGAAATGCAGGTGTGAACACGAGTTTGAAGGCTGGTTTCCAGACAGCAAAGAATACAAAAGACAAAAGAACAAGGGCATGATCAACTGTCCCATGTGTGATAGCACAGCAGTAGACAAAGCCATCATGGCACCAAATGTAAAGACTTCCAAAAAGAAAGAGATACCAGACGATTACTTCGTAATGGGAGAGAGTGCGGAACAGATACTGCGTAAACTAAACAAGAAGATCAAAAAAGATTACCAGGATGTTGGTAAGAACTTCGCCAAGGAGGCCAGGAAGGCCGCAAAAGGTAAAAGAGATCAGAAGTTCTATGGTAAACCTTCAAAAGAAGAGACCAACAAACTGTTGGACGAGGGCATAGACCTGTTCGCTGTACCAGACTACAAGGACAACTAATTGAACATAGAACCAGTAGATAACAAGTTGGACCTTTTTCAGGTTTCACAACTACTACCAGATGAAATGTTGCTGGAGTTATCCAAACTGCCCGTAGAAACACTTCCGTTCACTAAACAAGAATGGCAGGAAGATTGGAACAGAAGATTGCTGGTTCCGACGCAAGGATCAGTTTTAGAATCAATTGCTGATTATTACGACTCTCGGAAACGTGATATAGGAAAATCAACAGGCCTTGACATTACCAAGATCAACACAAGGTTCTGGCTTGACTACGAAGGATTTGACTGTCAAAGACACATCGACAATGAAGGTGTCGATTACGTGATGCAGATCTTCCTATCAGAAGCACCAACAAACCTAGGCACTGTGTTTTACGAGGATGATCAAGTAAGGAAAGCATTTGAATTTACCAAAAACTCCGGATACATCATGTTCAACAACAAAGTACAGACACACGGAATGGAACAAAAAGTTCCAAAAGACGTGCAAAGGTTAACCAGTTACTCCTATTTTCAAACCAGGAAAGCAAACTACAAGGACAATTGATTCCTGTAGTGCCCTATCCTTTGCATGACTTCATTAATGTTTGAAATAAGATCTGTGTATTGATTGTTATTTTTCTTCCAATAGGCTAATGGTAAATCCAAATCCTCATATTTGTAGATCTTATATAGATTTTGCTCAGCAACCAATTTGATAATTTTGTAGTAGTCAAAGAATGTATCCACTAGTCCTATATCAACCTGTTCTTTGGTCTGTTGTTCTCCATTGAATACCTGAGTTTTATTTGTGTAAACAAAACTGAGACACTGCGTGGTAAAGTCTTCTCTTAACAATATTCTCCATTCTATGTCAGTATGTGCAAACATAACTTCCCCTATACCTTCACGTGGCATCATTGAAAAAATGCAATTCTTTGGTAAATTCCTAATGTAATCGTAAACGTTTTTGTGATTGAGGTCAAATTCTGGTGCAATTTCCAATCCCGTGTCCTCTGCAAGTTGTTGCTCGTACGCAGAATGTCCTGACCTGTGCTGACAGAGAACTCCAATCTTCATATGATGTACTTAACCAAACCTAATAATCACGTCTTTTTTTGCACGGTTGACACAATACACTTTATAGTATATAATTGTTTTATGGAACGTAGGATAACAGAGATTGAAACTCCAGAGTTACGTAACCATATAATAACAATAAAGGAAAAGGAAACAATATGCTAACAGGTATGTTCAATACACTTTTTCCATCTACTAAGAAGGAAACAAAAACCATGGCAAACTCAACACAATACGTTGTATACACAAGAAACTTCAAATCAAGAGCG